GCAGGAGCTGGCGCGGGTGCATTTGCCCTTTCAATAACGCCAGCCTTGCCGCCACCAGCAAATTGGTTATGGCGCTTTGCGGTCAGGAGGGCTGCGCGTATCGGGTCCATCAATCACTCCCGCTCTTCAGTTTCGGCTCGTTGCTCTCCAACCGCTGCACCATGTTGGGATCAAGGATGCTGTTGACTACGCCAAGCCCCTGCGGATTGGCGGCCATGTCCTCGGCCAGCTTTACTGCCGCCAGACGCTCGCGGCTCTCGCGGTCGCGCTTGCGGTTGATGGCGTCAAGCTCGGCGTCTTCCTGCTTTTGATCAAGTTCGCGTTGACGCAATTGCAGGTCGGCCATTTTCATCGGGTCAGCCGTGCGGTCTAACTGGCCCTTGGCCTGCACCTCGGCAATCTGCGCCTGCTTCAATTGCAGGTCAGCGCCCTTCAGCTGCATGTCGGCCTGAGCCATTGCCTGCTTGATCTGCGCCTCAAGCGGGTTCACGCCGCCTTGATTTGGCAACTGCTGCGCCTTTGTGTGCAACTCTGTCGCTTGCGCCTCGGCCAGCATTTTCTTGGTGTCACTGTCCTGCTTCTTGATCAGCAGCTCGGCGACTTCCTTCAACACAATCGGATTAGACAACATCGAGGCGAGGCCGCCCTGCTGCGTCTTGGAATAGAACTGCTCTGGGTTATTCCAGCCCATCGCCTGCATTGCGTCGTTGATGACGGCCTTCTTGTCGAACAACTCGGGCGCAGTGCCCATCAACTGCATCAGGCCCGTCACCTTCATCACGCGCTGCGTGTGGCTCGCAGTGTTCGGGTCAGACTGCGGCGTCAGCTCGTAGTCATTGATCGCCTGCAAGAATGTCTGCTGGTCCCAATCATAGGCGGGCTTCTTGTTACGCTGCCAGAAGCTCTCTGGATTGTCGCGGAACGTGCGCACCAGCAAGCGTAACTCCTCGGCCTGCGCCGCGTGCATACGCTTGTGGACGGCGTTCAAAACTTTCGTGGCCTGATCAATCATTGCCAGCGTCGTGCCGACCGGCGCGTCAGCGCGGCCCTCGCCGACTTGGCTCTCGCTTGTGCCGCCGAGCCGCATACCCGTCTGCGCCATATTGTCCACCAACGCCATCAGCGCCTGTGACGGCGGCTGATAGGGCAACGGCATTATCGCTTGGTTGATCGGGAGACCGCCAGTTTTAACAAGTGCGCCTCCGCCCGGAGGAACGCGAAAGATATTCGTATTCTGGCGTGCTCCCGTGTCGGCCATAAGGAAGCCGGGAAAATTCGAATACATGCCTGCATCAAGCAGCTCACGCCATGCAGCGGTGATAGCATTCGTTGTATTGCCCAATATCTGAAGTAAGCCAATGTCATAGAACCCAAGCCCCGGCACGAATGAGTATTTGACGAAGTTAACGCGGGCCTCTGGCAGCTCCTGCTCATCCTCATCGTAATTACGGACGATGCTCAGTATCTGCTTTGACGACACGTCGATGGTCACGCGGTACGGGATCTCAAGGCCACTGACCTTGCCCTTGTACTTGTGCTCAAAGCCCTGAATGTCCAGCTCGCAATAGATTTCGTAAATCTCGCGGTCGCGGTCCTCTGGATTGCCGTCAGACTGTGAAATGCCCTGCTGCGATTTCTTTTCCAGCTGCGCGCTGTCGAGCTTTGGCGCTTTGGGCTGCGACAGCTCGATGTCCTTGTAGACGCCAAGGATCTGCAAGCGGCGCACAATGCTCGGGCGCATGTAACTGCGGTGCGTGATGCGCTTGGCATTGCGCAGGTCCGTCGCGGCATTGTTGACGATCAGGTCGTCAGCGTCCACCGTCTCGGAGACGGGGCGATTTCGTAACGGACAATAATAGACTTTCTTGAACGCAGTGCCGCCAAAGCCGAGCATCAGCAACATGCGGTCAGTGTCGGGGTAGTATTCCGTGGCCGTCGTGGTCAGGAAGTGGTTGAGGTCGACCTCAAGCGCATTGGCGAGCTTATCTTCCTCAAACGTCGAATTGTTGCCATCATCGCGGATCTTGACGGGGCCGTCGGTCGGCAGCAGCTCAGAACGGGCATTGGCCTGAAAGCGCAACACCGCCTCAAGCAGCAGCGGGTGGCGGACTTTGCTCATGCCCTCGACCGGAGCGCCGTCAGACGCGCCCTGAAGGCCGGGTATTTCAATCTTGAGGCCCAGTAGCTTGATGCCTGTCGCTCGGCTCTCGATCCAATCCTTGCGGCTTTCCAGATCGTCGCGCACGCCCTTCAGCAGTTCGTCACTGATGCGGCTCAGTTCCATTTGGTCAATCTTATCGACGAGATTGTCGAACCAATTGCCTTGGCCCTCTTGTTCGGCCTCGTCGAGCGGCTTGCCGTCTAGGCTAATGCTGATTGACCCGTCGCCGTGCTCGATCTCAAGCACATTGCCCTTCTGGTCCATGACGGGCGTGTCGCCGTCCTCAACCATTTCGATCTGAATGGCGGGGTCAGCCTCTGGGGCCAACTGGCGAATGTTTGGCACGAGGCCGGGTGTCAACGGCATGGTCAGTGATCCTTGCGGGCTTCCATTTCCTCGACAAAGCGCCGGATGCCCTCCTGCGCTGCAAGTGTATCTGATTTCGCATTGATTTCATAGCGGCGGGTAAAGTCGTGCGGCTCGCGGCCCCAAACCTCAACAACCCACTGATTTTTACCAACATTGTCCACAGTGGCATTGGCGTGGACGAAGTTAGACCTCATAGAGGGCTGATGGTGGTTTTCCATAATGCTTCTTGCTTTCGTCAATTTCAGCCAGCCGCTCGGGGCTGCGGGTCAGGAGGCCAAGGTCGCGCATGTGTCGCAGAGCCATCGACACCGTGTCAACTAGGTCGTCGTGCTTGCCCCTCGGAAATGTCGAGACTTGGCGGATGACTTGCTCGGCCCACTGCGTGGCGGGCGCGTAGATCATGCTCTCGGCAAACAAGTGCTGCACGCTGTACAGGCGGCCCAACTTGTCGATGGACTTGGGGTCGTACATCTGCACAGAGAATTGCTCGTGGTTGAACAGGCGGCGCAGTTCCTGCGCGACACTGTGGCCAGCGGCCTTGTTCTCGACGAGCAGCTTGTCCACTTTGAGCGCCCGGCAATCCTTGGCCACTTTCTGCACCAGCTCGTGCAATTCAAGCCGCTCGGCCCAAGCGTGCATGAGGATCACGCGTGGCACGGCGTCGAGGTCCGAAGTGTAGTAGCTGTTGATCGTGTTCATGTACGGCTTGCCGTAGCGGTCAACGCCGAGCGTCGAGCGCACTTCGGGGTCACCGGAAAACACGCCCCACACAGTCATGGCGCTGAAGTCGCCTCGCTCTTCGGACTTGGAGCTGTAGGCAGTGTCGAGCGAGGCCACAACGAAGTCGAGCGACGGGAACTGGTCGCTGTCCCACAGCTGCCACCACTGGTCCTTGATGACGCCGCCGCCGCGTGGCGTTGGCGTTTGCTGGTGCTGCGAGGCCACGGCGTACGGCCCCATTGCCGCCTCGTCGCGGTCCACAACGTCGAGCGGGAAGCGTTGGGGGAATAGAAGCTCGCCCTCGTCCTCACGCGGGTCGATGTAGCCGAGCTTGGTCTGGATGTCTTTGCGCCACGTCTCGAAGCGCATGGGCAGGCAGATGTGATCGTAGACGCCCTTGAAGCCCTTGCGGTCAAGCACGACGCCACTAACGTCTTCCTCGTGCAGGCGCTGCATGATGATTACGATGGCGCTGGTCTTCGGATTGTTAAGGCGTGTCGGCACGGCCTCGGTAAACCACTCGATGGTGGTGGCGCGCATGGCATCAGAGTTGGCGCTCTCGACCGAGTGCGGGTCGTCGATCAACACGCGGTCGCCGCGTGAGCCGGTAATCGAGCCAGCGGCCAGCGCCTCACGGAAGCCGGTCGCAGTGTTCTCGAACTTGGTCTTGGCGTTCTGGTCGCCAGTCAGCGTGACGCGGTCGCCCCAACGCGCCTGATACCACTCTGACGTAACGAGGCGGCGCATCTTCGTGCTGTCGCGGATTGCGAGGCCTTGCTGGTGCGCGGCGCAGATATAGCGCATGTGCGGCATGTTGCGCGGGCCCCACTCCCACGCGGGCCAGAATATATTCACGATCATCGACTTCATCGTGCCCGGCGGCACATTGATCAACAGACGATTGTAAGGCGTTCCGTCCTCAAGGACGTGGCCGTCTGTGATTGCCTCAAGGTGCGCGGCAATCATGTCGATATGCCAGTTGTGGATGTAAGGCTGGCCGGGCTCCACGACGTGCCAAGCGCGCTTGATGAATTGCGCCAGCGACAGCTCGCAGCGGCGCTTGTCGATGGCCAGCAGCGTCCCGTGCGCGTCTATGTCGCGGGGAAGATCAATCTTTCCCAAGCGTCGTTTCCAGTGCGGTTTCCAAAGCGTCCAGCTGCTCGTCATCAAGCTCGCTGACGTCGAGCGTGCGCAGCGTCACGGACTGCTGGATGGGGCCGCCATCCTTGCCAGTGATCTCTTTTCGGTCGGCGTAATCCTCGCGGAACCGAGACGCCACAACCTTCATCCAAAGCGCGGCATTAAAGTTGCGGTCGCCGAGCCCCGCCTGCGCTTTTTCTTCCCACCATTGTTGCGATTTCTGTAGCGCGAGCGTGAGAGCAGTGCGAAATTCTTCATGTTCTTCCTTCCACCTCAACAGCGACGCCTTGTCATGATTTGTCGCCACAGCCATTTGCGTGAAGGACTTTCCCTCCTCGCCAAGCTTGAGCACAAGCGCGCAGAACTCAGGCCTGTAACTGCTCGGACGCCCGACTTTCTGCTTCTTCATCTTCGGAGTATCCATTGATCACCTTCATAATTTCTTCAGCCTGACCCAAGCAAAACACGCAGGGCTCGCCACACGGTTCATTGGGATCGGTCGGGCACGTGCTGCCGGGGCCCTGGAACGCGCCGCCCGCGGCCAGACACTCTTCCAGCGTACCCTCGAAGCACAGCACGCCGCCGGCGGAGTTGCCCAGGCAGCAGGCGCCGGTAGATACTGGCTGGCAGTCGACAATGTCGCACGACGCGCCGGGTATAGGGTCGCCGCCTTCCATCACGCATACCTCGATGGGCAGCTCGAGGCAGTTGCCGTCCGGGAAGCAGCAGGCACCGAAAGGCGGTCCGCACGGTTGAGTCGGATCCGTCGGGCAGGTCGTGCCGTCACCCAGGTAGACTCCTCCTTCGTTGAGGCACACTTCCGCCGGAACCTCGATGCAGCTCACGGTGCCCGGGGCGGGGTCGTACAGGCAGCACGCACCGACCGGCGGCCCGCAAGAGCCGTCGGGCGGGCAGTTCGTCCAATCACCCAGATACTCGCCCCCTTCGGCCAGGCACGCATCTTCGTGC